GGGATGACGTTCAGAAGGCCGCTATCGCCCTCGAAGCACGTAGCCTTGACGTCAGCACTGGTCGGAGCCCCGACAAGCCAGCGGGTGTTGGGTTCAGTCCAGGCCCACCAACCTACCTGCTCTGCTGCTGTTCTGGTCTTGCCTGCACCGCGTCCCGCTAGAAGCAGCCAGACCGTCCACCAGTCGCCCGGAGGCGGCATCTGGTGTCGGTGTGCCTTCTCGATCCAGTTAGCCCGCCACAGGTACGCTAAGCGCTTCTCAGGGGGTAAGGTCTTGAGCGCCTGCAGGACATCAGGCTGCTGGAAGGCTTCAGCTAGATCACTCACCCCTTGCTTCCAGCATGGCGTCAGCAAGCTGGTAGGCTTTTGCTGCAACCGACGACAGGCCAAACAGGATTCCCCAGTCTTCCCCCATCGGCTCGTTCTCCCCACGTTCCGTAAGCATGCGGTACTCTGCAAGCGCCATCGGCATCGCCTTAGCCGCGAAGTAGTCTCGCAAGGTCATGCCGTGCTCTCCCTCGGCTAGATCGTAGTGCTGAGCCGGAAACGCTGGTCCACCGTCTTTCATCATTCCCCCGCAGTCTTGCGCAGTTCAGCGTTTGTCACCAGAGCCTCCAGCAGCTTGTCTGCTTTGATCTCTGCTTCGACTTTGATCGGGGACTCAGCATCCCCCGCAACAGCGATCCGGTCGCCGTAGCGTTTAGGGTTCCATTTAGCTAGCAGCTTCAGCGTGATCTCAGCCCGAGCCTTCACCAACTGCACATAGCCCGGATCAATCCGGCCGCCACCCTCAGTCAGCATGCGCTCAGGCTCGTCATACATCTCCGCGTAGGCCTTCTCAGCCATTGCGTCCTGACCAGCTTCCCGCGCCTGTGCGATGCGTTCCGAAAGAGTGGCGTCTAGCGACATCCACTGATACACAGCAGTCCAAGCTGGCATGTGATCGTCTCTGCAGATCTGACGCAGTGGTTCGCCGTTACTGAGCCTTTGGCAGATCTCTGCTGCAAGCTCTGGTGTGTACTTGGAGGGCCTGCCGATCTTCTTAGGGATCTTTGGAGACACTGAAGCCACCTTGGCCTTGATCTCTGGCTTTGGTGGCTCTTGGGGTGTGGCTTTGCGGGGCATGTTTGGCTCCGGTGTTTAAGCCGGAGTTTATTACCAATCAATCGTCGTCGCCAATCAGCAGTCCGTGGTCATATCAGCTAGGCTGCAGCCGGTTGTGAACATCACACTGGATGCCTTCCCACTGCTCTTCAGTGATGTCGCTCTCTGCGATCTTTCCTCTGATCATGACGACGAACGCGCCGTCTTCGTCGTACTCTACTGTGCGCTTTGTTCCGTTAATTGTGATGGTGAACTTGAGTTCGTTTTCCTCGGACTCTTCGGGCCGCTCGGGATCAAAGCTAGAGATGTATCCGTACAGCATGATGGTTCCGTGTGGGGGCCGTAGCCCCCGTGGGTTGTTTACTTACCGAGCCAGTCGAGGTTGAACCACTCGCCGTTGTCACTCAACGTCATGTAGCCCATGTCTCCACCAAGACACCATATGCGATCTCGTGCATCCCAGAAAAATTCTCGCTCGCCGTTGTTGCTTGCGTTGAGCTTACGCAGGACGTTGTTGGCAAGTGACGCGATTTGCTGGGCATGCGCCTCATCACGAGGACGCTCCAGTTCAATCCAGATCTTGTTCATTTCTCTGTTCCTTTCGCTGTTGAACTGCTTGATTGCAGTGTCTGCAGTGTAATCGATTCTTAAGGTTGGTAGTCAATACCCCACTGTTACATGGGGTCTTGTTCACTGCTTATTAGAACGAGAAATCGTGGTACGCCCTGCGCTGGCCGATGAGGATGCCGCAGCCTTCAGACTTGACCCAGCGGCCTGTTGTCTCGTTCTTGCGGACCTGCACCCAGCCGTTGTCTTGGCGCTTGAAGACCTTGCGGTAGCCCTTGACATCTACCTTGTACTCGTACTCTTGGTCTTCGCTCATGCCGTTCTTGTCGATGCGCTTGCATTGGTCTTCGCGCACTTCGATGAAGGTGGACTTGCCAACCGTGAAGATGCGGAAGATGGTGCCTGCGCTGCGATCAGTCCAGTGCAGCAGAGTCACACCCATGCCAACTACAGGCTCCGGGCTGGCAGAGCGGCTGTAGATGTGGTTGACGAGGCTGTTGGTTTGGGTTCCGATTTGCATGATTCGCTCCTGTTTCGCTGTTAACTGCTTCAGTGCAGTGATGCTAGTGTAAGCGATGGTTCAAGAGCGTGTATATAGCTTGTCCTACTGTTTTGTAGGGTCAATCACCAGAGTCGCCTCGCCTGCAACAGCCCACCTGTTTGTGGTGGGCTTGAAGACGCACTCCGCCCAGTTGCCCTGGTATGGCTTGAAGTAACGCTTCCGCCCCTCTGGGCAGGGCTGCTTGTTGATGTCTTCTGTCACCACCAGAATGCTCTTGCGATCCTCAATGATCGTGCAGGGGGACTTGTCTCCCCAGGTAAGGATGACGCCTTTCATTTAAGCCTCTCTGCGTAGTGCCAGATGCTGGGGACTTGAAGGATTTCCTCGTTTGCCCGCCATTTGAGATGCTTCATGGGTTGTTTTGATTCACTGGCGATGTACTTCGAACGGAGTTCTGGGTCGTTCTCCAGAACGCCTTGCTTCGCCAGTGCATAGACGTACCGTTTGCTGACTCCCAAAAGCTCAGCTAACTCCGCGGCACTGCGAGCTTTCTCCTTACAGGCCGCGACGACCTGCTGCTGCGTTTCAGTCATATTTGCCGCTACCCCAGATGCCTGGGCGGAAGTTGTGGCGGAAAATATGCCTGCAGTCCTGTGAATCATCAACTCTTGTTGACCCTGTCGGAATCCACGAAGGGGCGTCGATCAGATCCTCTGCAGCGAAATCGCCGCCATAGCCCATCTTCAAGTCCAGGCCGCAGACCCATTCGCTTCCAGTTCGGTGGGTGAAGTCGTAAGTCATTTAGAATAGTCCTTCAGGTAGTTCGTTTAGAGGTACGGGGTCTGGCCTTGTTGGTGGAACGTCATGCGTCTTTGAGGGCCTGACTGTTCCGAAAGGCCAGACAGGAGGAGCGTGTGGTGCTCGCGTCCCGTCTGGCTTGGTGTACATCAGATTGCTGTGGTCTTGATGCTGTACACAGCAGAGGTCTTTGTATGACGGGCGATCAGGTCGGCCGGAATGCTGAGTTCTGCAGCGATGGCCTTCCAGTCAACGGTGGAACGATTGCTCTCGCTGTAGGTGGCCTTGTAGCTGGCACCCTCGAAAGACTTCTGGCCGGACATCGAGGCCACATCCTTGAGTTCGTCCTTGATCTTGTCGGCCTGCTTGGTGAGTTCTGCGATCTGGGCCATCAGGGAGCCCAGAGTGTCGATCTGTACGCACTGCTCGATCTCGTTGAAGAACTTGGCTTGTGCGGGGGTCAGGGCTGCATTCATTTCGCTATCCTTCACTGATCTACTGCAACATCGCAGTGATGCTAGTGTAATCGATGCTTTAAGAATGCATCAATAGGTTCCCGACTACTTTGTGGGGTTAATCAACTCCAGCGTCTCCGCTAGTAGCTCCGCCTCCGTCACGCCGTAGTGCTGGACGAAGGCCTTGGTGCCCATGCCGTGGATTCCCTCGCTGCCGCGATGATGGTTCACGCAGAGCGGCACAACACTCATGTGACCGCTACGCTTCCCCATCCCTGCACCATGCCGCGGGTGATGCAACTCCACTGGCCCAGGCTCATGCGGGGGATAGATACGCCTGCATACAGCGCAGCCTAGCTCGGCCACCTTAGCCATATGCTTCTTCTCTGCTAGTGTCGTCATAACGTAGCCCTAACTTCCTGCCTGCTGCTGGCCTCTCTTGACCTCCACACGCCAATGCGTGCTTCTGCAGCCACTAATCCCCACCTGATCTCTTCTTCGGCCTCTACAGCGGCTTTTAGACCCTCCAGTAGGGCAATGTACTCAGGGTCAGCGTATGCCTCACGCTCCTGTGCGGCCGCTGTCTGATGACCGTTGACCTGAGCTTGCTGCATCAGGATCGACCTCTTTGATCGACGGAATTCTTCAAGGTAAATCCGCTCGGCCTTGGCCTTGGCGTACTTCTTGCCATGCTTGAAGATGTACTCGATTGCGTCATCTGGTTCCATGCCTGCGCTCCGATTCACTCAACAACAATTCAGCCGTGTCGTAGACATCCGCAGCGTTTACGTGGTTCACACCACTGACGATCACTGCATGAGTGATGAACGCCGCAAAGACATCCAACAGCGTCGGATCTTTCACAGTTCTTGGCGTCTGATCCACTCCGCCAGCAGCAGCGCTTCTGCGACTCCGTGGTCTTTTTTTCGGGTGAGGGGTGCTGTCTTCCATAGTTGCCTCGCAAGTTCCAAACTGGTGGATTTTTCTGCTGTCACGCCCATGTCTGCCTTCCACCTTTGCGGCCGGACGATGAACCACGGTTCACGGAATAGCTCTGTAACGGCTTCTATGGCCCCTACAGCACGCGCAAACGTGAAGGTTGAGGCAACCCCCTGCCCCGGCATGCTGTGAACGTCCTCAACGACGAATATCGCGTCATGGCTTCCGATCACATGCCCAAGCTGATCCCGGAACTGGATAGCCTTAATCCGGCCGCCATCGTTCGGTATTGGCCCGCAGGCAACGTAGTCACCGTGGTGGTTGATCACGCCCCAAGCACCAGAGACGGCTCCGGGGTCTAGACCGATGAAGAGTCTCATTGCCGCTGGGTAGGAATGCGGTTGCGGATTGCCTCTGCAGCATCCCGAAGGGCAGTGCAGAGTTCTCCCTCGTCTTCCTTCGTCGCCAGTTCATCCACCAAATCAGCACAGGCACCACGCTCGATCATCACAACCTGTTTGCTGGTCTGGATCGCAACAGACATGATCTCGGCTTTCGCCGCGGCCAGTGCTTCTGTGAACTCCTGCTCGGTAAAGAGCTTCTGCCCTAGACCTTGCGCGAAGAACTTTCGCTGGAAGTCGCTCATCTCAGTCATACCACTCTCCTTTTCTTCCTTTGTTGCCTGACGACCACTGCTTCTTCGTGTCACGCTCAAGCGTAGATGTCGGATGCAGCTTCTTGAATCGCTCCAGCCAATCGTGAGATGCCTGCCTGTCCCTTAACCGGAACTGAATAAGCCACCTTACGAGGCACTGATGCTGGAAAGTTAACAGTGACTCGCTCGTAAGCGTCGGTGTTGTCTGGCTCACAAAGCCTCTCCATCGTCATGTAGCTCTCCTGCCAGTAGTACGCGCAGTTCTGTCTCTTCAGGCACCAGCCACCCATGCAGTTCATTTGGCCTCCAGCAATCGAGGCAAGGCAGACTTCATCTCGATCATCTGGGTCTTCGGGCCAGCAACACCTGAATTCTTGACCTCCAAGGCCTTCTGCTTGTCCCCGATCAGCATCGGACCATTCATCGAAACGTGACCAAACTTCGAGTTCTGCTGGTCATGCTCACCAGTCAACTGCGCCGGGTAAGTGACATCCTTGCGGCCAGCATAGGCCCGGTAGGAGTCACAGAACCTCTTCTGCAGGAACTGCAACTCATCGTTGGAGTACCTACAAATCTTCGGCCATCCGCCCAGGTCTTCGATCACCGCATGGATTAGCCCGTCATCAAAGACGACAGACTTGTAGGAGCCCACAGACTGCATCGCATCAAAGACTTTGCCCCAGGCCAGCAGGGCTCGATCAGAGTTTGTTCCCTGCAACTGCTTCACGATGTCCGCGGGCTTAGGCATGAACTGCCCACGCTCTGCATCCATCAGGTGAGCAGACAAAGCCTTGGTGACTTGCTCAACATCAAACTGCCTGCAGGCCAACTCCCACACTTGCAGCGCAAACGGGGTCAGGTCTTTGCCGTAGAAGTCATGGACTCCAGCCAGAACCTCATGAAACCTCTTGTTCATACATCCTCCTTCTCAGCCAAGTACCGACGCAACACTTCAGCATTTCGAGCCTCCAGGGCTGACTGCTTCGAGACAGTAGCCGAGGCGAAACGAACATTACCCACCCAGGTTCTCCAAGCAGCTTGCCAGTCAAGCATCACAGAACCCCTCGCGGAGTGGTAGTCGCGGAACTTCTGCAACTCCACCGAAACATCAACACCCTTCTGCCCAGCAGCATTCAGACCTGTTGCATCAGGATAGAAGTCATCCGGGAGCTGCTTGCGCCGCTTAGGCGCCACAACATTGGTTGATGGTTCTTGGTTCTTGGTTCTTGGTTCATGGTTAGGGTTACGACTGGGTTCTTCTGGGATGCCACTGGTATCCGACTGGGAACCCACTGGGTTCTTTGGCCTGCCTCCCAGGCTGCCGTTACGCTTGTTTCTTTCAGCTAACTGACGAAACCGTTCGATCTCTTGCTGGCAACGGTCCTTTGAGTAGCCCTCTTCCGTGCGAACGAAGAAATCTCGCAGTACGGATTCAACCGTCTCGGTTGCCACTCGCAACCGTCTGGAAACCCACTGGGTATCGAGCGGTATTGGCTTCTCAGAGGTGTAGTACATATCGAGCAGGCGTCGATATGCCAAGTCTTCCTCGTT